TCTTGAATGGCATAATCATTGCCTCAACATCTGGGTCAAACCTGCCCACTCTTATTACGCCGATTTCGCCGAAGCCTGCAACGCCGAGCGGTGAGTCGTTGCGCTTGAAGATACGAGATCCAAGTATCACCGTTGCTTGCACTATCTGAATTGGCACTGCGCTAAAGCCAAAAGTCCCAGCAACCTCAATGGTTGCTTCGCCGCCGACAACCGGGAAGGTGTAATCGCCAATTGCTCGGATTATGTTTCTTGGCGTAGCTATGCCGCCAGCTATTCCGTTGAGCGGCTCGAGCTGGTAGTCGGTAGATGTCCAGGTTTCGTCAAAGACACCGTCTGCGGCTGTAGAAGTTTTGATGTGAGTGTGCGATACAAGATCATCAATGTCTGCGATGAAAGAGTCGCGAGGTGCGTAGACACGCGTTGTAGTTGTCTGGAAGAACTGGCGCTCAGTTGCGCCGTCAATTTCGCGTGAAGCGGCTTCAACTGCAAGCTCTAGCAATACGTCGTCAACAGTGTCGGTTATGCCGGCGGATGCTTTGATTTGTGCCAAGGTACAATACCCGTTTGTGATTGCCATGCTTCTATTCTACTTTAGGGTTGCATAGAACAAACAGCGAAGCCCCGTCGCTAACCTACAAGCGACGGGACTCCGATCTGTTTCGTTGGATTAGCTTGCGCCGCCTACGAAGTGCTTGACCTCAGTGTTTGAAGTTAGGTCACCATCAAGACGCATAGTGAATCTCCAAGTGGTTAGGTCGTTTTGGAATGCAAAGTCAGTTGACGATGCGACCTCTAGGCCGCCTGCCATACGAACCTTGTAGCTGTCAAGTGAACCAGCAATCACTGACTTCGCATCTAGTGCGGTGTCCTCAATGTGTGGATTCTCGAATACAGCGTATCCAGCGAATGTGTCCTGACCAGCTGGGCCTACCTGGGAGATGTTGTACAAGTAGTTCCCTGCGGTGTCCTTTAGCTTACGCATTGCACCGATTGAAGCAGTGTTAGCCTGAAGCGCGAATGATGCCTTGCGCCTAGTTGCACCGTCTACTGAATAGATAAGATCTATTAAATTATCGGCCGTAAAGCCACCTGCAACACCGGTTGCACCCACAACGCCTTCACCCGATGCTGTAACGATTCCGTTTGGCTGTGAAGAACCAGTTCCAACGGTTAGTGCTTCGTTGACTGCGTAACCAATTGCGTTTCCAGCCTGGTTAGCAAGGTGCGCTCCCAAGTCGAATCCTGCGTCGGTTACTAGCTCAGAAGCGGCCTGAATGATTCCACCGTACTTAAAAGCATCTAGTGTGATGCTTGCGTATGTAGGTGCAACATCGTCAAGCGAAGCGCCTGCGCCCTTTAGGGTCATTGCCGAGTAAGCGGTCAAGGTTGGAATTGTCAACGATGATCCGGTTGCGGTCTGAATGATTTCAGAAGTCTCGAGCATTGGCCCAGCCGCGCGAGCAACATCAAATACCTGGTCGTAAAACGACTTTGGTACGGTGTTTGCACTTGGGACTAGAACAGCACGCTTTTCGAAAGTGTGTCCGCGTGACTCGCCCAGAGCCATTGCGCGGAAGATGTCGGTAGAAGAACGTTCCTCAGATACGACTGGGATGAATCCCTTAGCTGCGGCAGATGCCTCAACCTTACGTTCCTCGTTGCGCTTTGCTACTGTAATGGTTTCGTCAGCCTTTGAGATGTCGGCTTCAATTGCGTTAATCTTTGATACTTCAGCAGCGTCAAGTCCGCGACCCTCAGCTTCGGCGAAGTCAATAACTTCTCGAACCTGTGTAATTAGGGTGTTGCGGAGTTCGTGCTGAGATTTGATGAACTCAGACATTTAGTCTCCTTATTAGTTTTATAGGGATGCAGTGGCGTTGACGCTCAACTGGCTCTCGCAGGTGTTGACACGCATACGATGCTTCTAGTTTACATTAAGGTTGCATAAGGCTTTTATGTCGTCGCTGCTAGACGCAAGAAACCCCTCTGGGAAAAGAATAAAACCAGAGGGGAAGAATCTTGCAGCTTGGCGAAAGAGGTAATGAAAGGGGTTAAATTACCTTAGTTCTTCCGGCTTGGTTACGCGAGACTCTTTTTTTAGCGCGGGAGTTGGAGCGCCATCCTGCACCTCGTTGTCATCACGAGGGGTCTTGTCTAGCTCGACGATAGCGGTTGCCCACTTGTCTGCCAGTGAAGCTATTGCACCGCTTGAAGGGTTGCCTGCTAAGTCTAGGATTACTTTTTTGATTTGGTCTTTGGTAGCCATTAGATGCCTTTCATTAGAAGCTCTAGCTTCTTCTTCTTAAGTTCAAGCATAGACAGGTCGCCAACTATTACTGGCTCGGGCTCTGCTTCGGTTGCTGGCGATAAGGTGCTTATTACTCTGCTAAGCATTTCTTGTTCGTCAGATGTAATGTTTAGTCCATCTTCAATCTTTACTAGTGCGTCTGCCAAAGCCTCGGCATCAACATCTGCGCGCTCTGCGATTATTTCAAACTTGCGAACTGAAACAGTTCCAGCGGTTGCGGTGTAGGCAGGCCAAGCCACGATTGAAACTTCGTGAAGCCTTACCTGCTTTAGTGTGCGCTCTGATCCATCGCTTGACCAAGTGTCGCCGCCGGTTGGAACGCTGAAGCCAAATGACATAGCATCCACGTCGCCTCTTTTAAGAAGCTCTGCGACATCTCGGCCTCGGCTGGTATTAGGCAGCATACCCTCAACTCTTAGCCCTCGGTCATCTTCAATTAGCGTTACGGTTCTGGCTCTGGTTGAACCAAGGATTTCGCCTGCGTCGTGATTCCAAAGAAACTTGACATCGTTACGAGACTTTAGTGAACGCTTAAAAGCTCCAGAGGCGATTGACTCCACGAATGGAAGTGGCTCTGAAGGCGAGTTAAATAGCGCGGCGTATCCGCTAAAGTGCATTCCATCTGATTCCTCGCGCACCTCAAACTCTGCTTGGTTGATGCGTTGCTCAATCTTGGTCAATGTATCGCCTTTCACTTCTTCTTCTTCAATTCTACTTGTTCGGGCTTCACAGACTCCACAGCCACCGGTGCAATCTTGGCAGGGGTCGGTATCTGCTTGACCTGCGGCTTTAGGTTGCTGATTGGTATTCCTAAGCTGTTTGGTATCAGTGCCATTGTCTAACCGTTCTTTCATTAGTCCACGTTGTATACGCTGGTCGGATTTTCGGGATCAACTTGTGCGACGCCCTGAAGCTGTACGGTTGGCAATCCGGTGTGAGCAATTGCAGGCAGGCCGAGAGATGCCAAAACCTCAGTAGGGTCGTAGCCTGAGTTGACTAGCTTTTGCGCCATTGTCACGCGCTTGTCAGTTGCGTTTAGATCAGCGGCTTCTATGTTCACGTTTGCCAGTGGGACACGAACTGTGTTTGCACTAGGGTCGTCAACTGGTTGCAAGTCCTCTAGTTTCCTTACGTCGTTGATTGTCAAGAAGCCAGACTGCAATCCTGTGCTGTAGGCACTCATTCGGGTGTTAATGTCGGCCCGTAGTAAGCCGTCTAGGTTGAACTTGATAAAAGCATTCTCGCCACCGGGGACTCGGCTTAGTAACGGTGTGAACGCGCTCTCTAGCTTTTGTACGATGGGACGCAAACAGTATTTGACAAACATCAACGAGTTCTGCTCAACCGAAGCGTAGGTGTTAGTCCCTGGCAGGTTTAGGAAGTTGCTAGGAACATTGAACGCTCGAGCGACATCTTCAACTGCCATCCGCCTTGAGTCCAAGAACTGCGCCTTGTCGTTCTCCACCGAAGTGGGGACATACTTTGCGCCGCCTGAAATGATGCCGGTCTTGTGTGCGCGACCCCAGCCCTTGTGCCTTTGGTCAAAGCCTTCTTGTAGGTTCTTGGCTTGCTCAGCGGTTAGGTTGCCATCAACTTCAATAATCCCAGAAGTCTGAGTTCCAGAGCCAAAGAAACGAGCGGCGTAGTTCTGCAAGGCAATCGCTAGTCCCCAGTTTTCCTTTAGTGCTTCCACGCGGCTAACGCCTCGGATGTGTCCTGGGCGAACTACGTCAGGTATAAAGATAACCTCATCGCTTGATAGCGTATTGGCTTCGCCCTCAACCTGGAACATAACCCGACCCAAGCCGTTGCGCTCTATCGTGACCTTCTGAGGGTTGAGAACATTTAGGTTTACGATTTCACCAGCGTCGTTTGAGTAGACGCGAACAAACGCGTTACCGTCAAGCAATAGCGAAACAATGACTGCACCCCAAAAGGCTTCTTTGGTTGTGTCTACGTCTGGGCGTGAAACCCAAGCAGGGCGAGGTCGGAAAGCAAAGCGTGATCCATCTCTGCGGATGTAGGTGTCAACCGGGAGAGAACTAATGCCGTCGCTAATTAGTGAGATTGCGCCGTAGATTGCGTTGACTTGAAACGCTGACTCGCTGGTCACTTGAGTTGCAGATAGGCTTGCGCCCGTATCGAAGTCAGAGCCTGCGCCCCAGATTGCCTGATAACTTAGCGCGCGTTTGCTAAATAGCCCGTCAAAGATTCCCAAATTCTACCGCCTAAACAAATACTTGAGGCACTAATACTTCTTCTAGTCTACCGCTTGCCCTGTCGTACGCCATGAGCAGCGCGATTGCTAAGTCTATCTTTAGCTTGGGGTTGCGGTAGTCCTTGGTTATTCTCGCGCCTCTTTGCGAGTCAACCTTTAGGATGCAGTTGTCTAGGTGTCTACTCAGGGCTGCATCGCCGTCGTGCCTTATCTTCCCGTTCATTATCGCTTCGTAAAGTTTAGCTGTGGCAGGTACTGTTCTGCTTATCGTGTTTGGGTACTCAACAACTTGAAGTCCTGCTTCAGCCCACTGGTACATTTCGTCTTGCCACATTGCTGGGTCACAGACTATCTCTCGACAGTTTGGGTTGGAAAAAAAGTATTCGATTATTGTTTTGCTTACCTCGTTCTTGTCAATAATCCAAGAGTCGTCGTCTAGAACAAAATCCTTTTCCCAGCTTGCCACTCGGTAAACCCTAAAGACATCGCTCTCGGTGCGCGGCATTATTACCGCAACAACTGCGGTGCTGTCGTTCTTCCACGATCCGTCAAAGCCCAGAACGTATTCGTCAGTTGGCAATAGCTGGAACGATTCCTCTAAGCCTTCCCAAGCTCCGGTTGGTAGCCATGCGTTTTTGGCGTTGACCCACTGGTTAGTGCGCTTGATTTTGAACTCGGCTTCTGGTGTGCGCTTTACCGCTGACACAAAGTCCTCGGCAGAGCAGATGTCGTCGTAGCCTGGGTTTGCTAATGCCCAAGTCTCAGGTCGCCGGTGGTCGGCTTCAGGTGGAGCTTCCCAGCACGCCATAAAGAACGAGTCGTCGTCAATCTCTTTGGTTGCTATCTTCTTGCCGTAATTGTAAAGCTGATAAGCAATTGAATCGTTGCCGGTTGCGTCGGCGCGAGTCCCTGCGGTTGTGATGCCAATGAGGGTTGATTGCCTGCCGCGTGAACCCATAGCCAAAGACATAACATCCCATAGCTCGCGATTAGGTTGTGCGTGAACTTCATCAAAGATTGTGGCGCTGGGGTTCAAGCCTTCCGCGCTGTAAGCCTCTGCCGCTAGAACTCTGTAAACACTTCCAAACTTGGGCAGCTCAATAGCGTCGCGGTAAACCTTAGTGATTGCACTCAGTTCTGGGCTGGCTTCAACCATGCGTTTAGCGTCTGCGAATACAATGCGAGCTTGTTCTTTGGTTGCGGCAACGCTGTAAACCTCAGCACCCTTAGCTCCGAGGATTAGCGAATAAAGTGCAAAGACTGATCCCAAGGCGCTTTTGCCGTTTTTCCTGGGGACAAGAATTAAGCTTGCGCGGTTTCTGTAACCGTTACCATCGCCGGCAAAGACGTGTCGAATTAGTTGCTTTTGCCAGTCACGCATTACCAGTGGTTGACCAGATGGCCCTGCTACTGAGTCCTTAGTGATAATCCCAAACGCTTCGGCAAACTCAATTACTGTATCGCCGTCACCGTTGTCTAAATCAAACTGAGGGACTGGGGTTAACCATTGAGGTGGCCACGACACGATTCGCCTTTCGTTCCATTAGCTGCTCTAGCTTAGATTGTGCCTTGACTTCGGCGAGTCCTAGTCGTGTTCGATCTGATGGCGTAAAGCCAAGCAGTCCGAGATTGCTTGCGATTGACTTTTCCAATTCGCCAAGCCTCATCAGCACTGCGTTCTCGGTCGGTTCTTCAACGAGTGCATCACGCAAAGTTTCGCGTCTGTCTAATTGCTCGGCAGTCATCTGCAACAAGTGGATGTCGGTTCGCGAACTAATCCATAGCTCACCGTTAGAAAAGACAGAATCCCACAACTGTTGCCCTGCGTACTCAAGCGGTCGGATTGGGTCAACCCTTCCAGCCGGTAGCGCAATCGTGTCGGCTTGCTTTGGCAAAGCTCGTTTGCCTGGGTTGCCTATTAGCCGTTTCTGCTCAATCGGCTTCGGTGGGTTTGGCATAGTTTGCTTTCCTACATCTTGTGGTCGGTAGGTTGTTTGACCACTGCATCTAGTGTAACCCCTCGGGGCATTGAACTGCGGTTGTGTGTAAAAGGT